TAAGCCATCATTGACCATAGTTGGTCACGAACAGGACGAACTAGTCTCAAATCGGCTCACATCGGTTTCAGAGCCGGAATCAGCTCAGGTCTTTGGGCATGAAGTGCCTCGAATCCACACGCCGCTTAATGATTTGCCCAGCCGAGGCTTTGAATTGATTGACTTTGCTGACCAGATTATCGATGGCGGGTTTATGCCGTGGCAAAAATGGCTGGCGGTTCAATCGCTCAAGCTCAAGCCGGACGGCCGGTACTTCCATCCCATCACAGTGGCCACAGTTGCCCGGCAAAATGGGAAATCGACGTACATGCTCGCCCGCATCGCCATGGGTTTATTTCACTGGGATGAGTCACTGCAAGTCGGCTCAGCTCACAGATTAGTCACATCGCTGGAGCAGTTTAGATCGCTGGTGGCCATCATTGAAGCTCACGATGATTTGGCAAAGCAAGTCAAGCGAATCAGATGGCAACATGGAGCAGAAGAAATCGAAACCTTGGCTGGTAACAGATTCGTTATCAAAGCCGGCGGTTCAGCAGCTCGCGGATTGAGTAAGCCAGAGGTTGTGCATCTGGATGAGCTGCGTGAAATGAAAGACTTGGATTCATTTGCTGCTTTGCGTTATACCTTGATGGCGGCTAAGAATCCTCAAGTCAATTGTTTCAGCAATGCTGGCGATAGTCATTCCGTTGTGCTGAATTTGCTGAAAGAGCGTGGCATGGCAGCTGCGGCCGGAGCAGTTGATGACATTGGATATTTCGAGTGGTCATCTCCCACAGAAGTCTTATCGATTGAGAATGCAGCTTTCGCCAATCCCGGCCTTGGAATAACGATTCACCCGGACAATATTAAGGCCGTGTTCAATGACCCCATTGAAGTCGTCATGACCGAGGTATTGTGCCGATGGGTTCAGACCATATCCAGCGTCGTCGGCTCAGCTGAGTGGAATGAATGTCTGGATGAAGATATTGACCTTGACCCAGAGAAGCTGACGTGGATGGCTATCGATTGCTCACCGGATCGTAGATTTGCAGCATTAGTGGCCGCTCAGAAATTAGGTGATGAGAAATTCATCGTCAAGCTACTTCATACTTGGGAAAACTCAGTGCAGCTTGATGATCGTGAGATTGCCAACGATGCAGCTAAATACTGCCGCGAATATCCGATTGAGCATCTGCTTTACTCACGCCGAACATCTGGCGCGGTCGCGGCAAGAATGCAACCGGCCGGAATCCCAATTTATGACATGGATTCGGATTACCCGCAAAGCTGCGATGAGATGCTGGGAGCAATCAACTCTGGACGGCTTAAACATCGAGGCCAATCTGAACTGACCACACAAATGCTCTCAGCGGTGCAATTGCGTCGTGGCGATGGTGGATGGGTATTGGGCAGACGTGCCAGCCAATCGGCAATTCCGGCTTGCGTTGCCACAGCTCTCGTTTCACACTTTGCGACACGCCCAGAGACGGAGATTGACATTCTCGTTGGGTAATGCTCTCAGCGTGGGAAAATTCTCGCATGGGATTCAGAGACTTATTTGTCAAAACATCATCCGTCACAGAGCTGACATACGATGTCTCTGCATCTCTTGCTCCAGTAACGACGCTAGATTCACTCTCGCCATTCTTTCGCGGTAATCGCACAGCTACACGACAAGAAGCGATGAGTGTGCCGGCCATTGCTCGCGGTCGTAACATCATCTGCTCGTCCATTGCGTCAATCGGCCTTGAAGTGCGTGATCGTGTTACTGGAATGAGTATTGACCCGCCGCGTGTCATTCGCACACCAGACCCACGCATTCCCGGCGTTGCGACATACGTCTGGACGCTAGAAGATTTGCTATTCCATGGTTATGCATATTGGCAGATTACTGAGCTGTTCGCCGATACGCAGCGCGTTCGAAGTGTTCAAAGAATTTCGCCGGATCGTGTAACTATCAACACAAATTCAGATTCAACAGAAATTGAATCGTATTCAATCGATGGTCATACACCGCTTCCGCTTTCAGGCGTTGGTTCGCTCGTTGTCTTTTACGGAAATGATGAAGGCTTGCTCAATCGCGCTGGAATGACAATTCGCACCGGTGCAGAGTTAGAACGCGCCGCAGCTCTCTATGCGCGTGAGCCTGTTCCACAAATGGTATTGAAATCAAATGGAACTGCATTGCCAGCAGATCGCATTGCTAAACTCCTGGAGTCTTGGGGTGCAAGTCGTAGAAATCGCACAACGGCATTCTTGAATGCGGATATTTCTCTGGAGACTTTGGGATTCGACCCAGAAAAATTGCAGCTTGCAGCTGCGAGAAGTTACATTGCAACAGAACTCGCCAGAGCTTTGGGAATCCCGGCTTATTTCATTGACGCCGAAACTGGTTCGAGCATGACGTACAGCAACGCAAGTACGACGCGTCAGACTTTGCTTGATTTCTCTTTGATTCCGCTGATGAACGCAGTAACCGAAAGATTATCAATGCCGGACTTCACGCCATCAACACAGCGCGTCGAATACGCACTTGATGATTACTTGCGCGGCTCAGCACTAGAACGCGCACAAATCTATGAAATCCTCAATCGCGTTGGCGCATTGAGTGCAGAAGAAATCCGAGTAGCAGAGGACATAATCCGATGAAGGTACTAACACCATTCACAATCACAGCGGCCGATTCAGAAGAACGCACTATCACCGGCCAAATTGTGCAATTCGATACGCCAGCAAATGCATCAACTGGAAAAGTATTATTCAAATCCGGTTCATTGATTCCAGCATCGGTCAAACTAAATCTGGAACACGATTCAAAGCGACCAATTGGAAAGACGCTATCAATGGAGCTTGCACCAGATGGCAAATCAATCAATGCCACGTTTAAGATTTCAAAGACCACAGCCGGCTCAGATGCAATTCAAGAAGCGATGGATGGACTTCGCGATGGATTCTCAGTTGAAGCAAATGTCGCAGACCATGGATTTAACGAGGACGGCACAATGGTCGTCAATTCAGCGACTTTGGTCGGCGTAGCACTAACACACAACCCAGCATTCGATGAAGCTCGCGTCAGTCATGTCGCAGCGACTACCGAAGTCACACCAGAAGAAACACCAACCGAAGGAGACGCAGTGGATACCACTACCGAAAAAACAGAAGCACCAGCCGTTGAATCGGTAGAGGCTTCAGCGCAAATCGTGCATGCTAACAAGCCAGCACCATATTTCACTTCACCACGATCACCAATTGTAAATCTTGGTTCATGGATGGAACACTCAATTAAGGCAAAGTTAAACCCAATGTCAGATTCTGCAATTTACGTTGCAGCAGCTAACGACGACCTTGGAACAACTAACCCAGCTTTCAACCCAACACGTCAATTGCAAGAAGTTATCAACGGACTAAGCAATGGAACACGCGGCGCAATTGATGCAGTCAGCCGTGGAACTTTGCCGGACGCTGGGCTTCAATTCGAAATCCCTAAGATTTCTCAAATTGCAACAGTGGCCGCAGTTGCAGAAGGTGGCGCAGTTTCAAATACAGGAATTGAGTCAAGTTTCATTTCCGTTCCAATTACACGCTTTGCAGGCCGTAACATTCTGACCACAGAAATCATCGAGCGCAGCTCACCAGATTTCTTCAATGAACTTGTTCGAATTATGGGATCAGCTATGGCGTTCTCTCAGAACAAGTACGTTGCAGATCAAATCAAGACAGATGCGGTAGCTGATGGAACTTCAACAGCTAACACAGCTGCGGGATTGATTGGATATGTCAGCCGCGCTAATGCAGCTGTTTATTCAGGAACTCAACGCTTTGCGCGTAACATCTTGGTGTCACCAGGACAATGGTCAAACATCATGGGTTACAACGACAATGGAACACCGCTATTCAATGCGTATTTTCCACAGAATCAGGCTGGTCAAGTCAATGGTCAGTCACAACGTGGAGTCGTACTTGGCTTGAATTTCTACGTTGATAACTCAGGTGAATTTACTGGTACAGGCGATGATTCAATGGTCGTCCTTGAGCCAGATGCATTCACATGGTACGAAAGCGGAAACTATCGTCTTGATGTCAATAAGCCATCTGACGGAACAGTTGAAATCTCACTGAACTCTTATGGTGCATGTGCCACAAAGCTTGCAGCTGGTGGATTCAAAGTCATAAGCTAAAAATCAATCATCGGCCACAGCCGCTCCCGGATGTGGTCGAGCAGTAGAAGGGAACGGAAATGCCACAAATAGTCACAGCCGCAGAACTGCGCCAAATTCTTGGCGTTTCCGTATCTCTCTATTCCAACGCATACCTTGAGCAGATGATTGACAGCGCAGAGCTGACGATTCTGCCATTGCTTACTGGATACCAATCAGCAGTCACAGAAGTCTTTGTAGAAAATTCAATTGCCTATTATGGAACTCAGCGCGTAAATTATTTCGTGCCGGGTCAAGATGTCGTCATTACCGGGTGCGGCGTTTATGATGCGACAGTCACAGTCACAGATGATCGCATTGCTCCCATGGTCTTTACGTCTGCAACGGGGCAAGCAGACAGCACATACACCATCCCAATCATTCCGAGCGGGCTTGCGTGTATTGATGGGGCAACCGCCGGCGATTTATACTCTGGCGTTGCTCCCATTAAGTCAGCAATCCTTGTCGTGGCCGTTGAAGTATTCCAAAGCGTTACAGCTCCGGGTAATCAGATTATGAGCGACCAATTTCAGCCGTCACCATTCGTCCTTGGCCGCAGCTTAACCAATCGTATCGTCGGCTT